GGCGATATATGGATGCACTTGTCCGGTTGCACTATCAGCTTTGATGCAACCAACATTGATTTTTTACATCAAGGGGGTTGCGAAGTGCGCGAAATGATGTATCATTTTTCTAAGATGTGGGGGCAAACCGCTCACATTGCACAATATGTAGTTATCTCACCGAAGCCTCCCAAAACTGAAACCTGTTGCAGCCAGCGCAGTAGCAGGACTTTTTTGGGAGCTTCACTTGTAAAGTTTGTAAATGAAATCACAAATCACACAAGCAAAGCTCCACAGTTTGCAAAGCAAATCTGATATTTTTACAGCATGGGATGGCAGAATACCTGGCTTTGGCGTTAGGCGGCAAAGTGAATTTGGTTCAATTTCTTTTATACTCAAGCTAAGAATAAACGGTAAACAAAAAATTATAACACTTGGTCGTGTGGGAATTTTGAAGCTATCTGAGGCCCGTGACCAAGCAGTAGCATTACTTAGAGAAAACTTGCGTGACAACTTAGTTTATTTCACAAAAGATAAAATTCAAAATTCAACCAAAAATTTACATACATTAGTAGAGCAAATATGCGTAAGTACCAGCCAGCCCAGGTAAATTGGGATGAGATAAAGCACCGTATTGTGCAAGGCGAGAATTTCACAGCGGTAGCGCGTGACTATGAGGTCAGCCGTCAGGCTATACAGAAGCGGTGCAAAAAAGAGGGCTGGGTTGCAGACAAGCCTATCACAATGGCAGTGAGGCGTCAGTTGCACAAGCGCAACCAAGCTATGCAACCAGTTGCAGAAGTGCAACCAGTGCAACCTGTCAAAGCGCAACCAAAAGCGTCTGTGCTTAGCAGACAGGATAAAAGAGCGGCAGTGCTTGAGTTACTAGCAGAAGGCGTACCTAAAGCACACGCTGCGCCTGTAGCAGGGATAAGTGAGGCAACGCTTCACAGGTGGATGAACGAAGACGACCGCTTTAAGAGCGATGTACGCGCAGCCGAAAGCGCGGCTGTGGCTCTCAGGGTGCAGCGGATTGGCAGGGCAGGCGAAAAGGATTGGCGTGCCGATAGCTGGTACTTAGAGCGCACACAACGCGCTACGTTTGGCTCTGACGCTCATAAAGGTGGTGGGGTAGCGGTACAGATTAACATCGTGCGTGACGGCGATCCTGTGGTTGTATCTAGTCAAAACTAGACTAAAACTGGACTAGGTTTGACAGGCGTCGGAGCAACGCAAGGCACAGCAACGGTTTTCTGGTTCTGTGTTACCGCCTTTAAGAGGCGGATAGCGATTCACCTGGCCCCCTGGACGACACCCCCAGCCCCTGCGCTGGCGGCAGACGAAGCCGCTATATAAACACGCGCCCATCTACAAAATATCAGCTTTTTAGGTTGCTAGTGGTTCCCGTTGGTATCCGGACTTAGGCGGGATTAAATCGGTCGAAAAACTGGCCAGCCACTACAAAATTACAGGATGTCAGGTTGCATGGCAGACCAGCGCTGGATCGTGCGTTACGCGCTTGCTGAAGAGCCTGTGCCTGATGGCTGGGATTGTAGCCCCATGCAAGGGCATCACGGCGCTGAGGGGCGTGTAATCCATAGCAAGCGTGTTGATGAGGATGCAGATGAAGATTGAGCGCATAGGCGATTGCACCCTTTATTTAGCCGATTGCACGGTTCTTGTTAATCAAGTACCAAAAGATGCTGCGCTTGTGACCGATCCCCCTTATGGAATAAACGAAAGCTCAAAAAAGGTTGCGTCACGCGGCAAATTAGCAAAGCCAAAAGATTATGGTGATTTTAATTGGGATAAGACTGCGCCGCAAGATTTGATAAATTTGTATAGGGCCAGAACTAAAAATCAAATCATATGGGGTGGCAATTATTTTGATTTGCCACCAACATCTTGCTATCTGGTTTGGGACAAGCAAAACAGCGGCAATTTCGCAGATTGCGAGCTGGCCTACACAAATTTGAAAATGGCGGTTCGCATTTTTCGTTGGCGTTGGAATGGAATGATCCGGCGCGGAAATGAAGAGCGAGAGCATCCAACGCAAAAGCCACTTGAACTGATGAAGTGGTGCATTGGCAGGCTACCAGAGCCAAGCAGCGTAATTTTAGACCCATTTATGGGCAGTGGCACAACAGGCGTTGCCTGCGCTAAAATGGGGCGCAAGTTTATCGGCATAGAAAAAAATGCTGATTATTTTGACATTGCTTGTGAACGTATTACAGATGCTTACAAACAACTTGACCTTTTTGTCTCGCAACCAACGGCTATATAATGGCTGAAAGACCGCTTGGATTTGCTCGCCGCATGATGGCGCAGCAGCTTATGACAGATGCGCTAGGCAACGAGTTCAGTGACAGCCCGTTCTTTGCTGGCAAGGTGCGCCCGTCTGTAGCTGACATAGAGCAGCCAACCACAGCGGCTGATATGTACCCTACGGCTGCAACTGGTTCGTTGTTTCTGCCAGGGGCCGGTGTAGCTGATGTTTTAGGTCAGGCTCCTGACCCAGCCCGTCCTGGTCAGACATTGCCTAGTTTTGGGCAGAACATTGCTGAAGGTAAGTTTCTTGATGCGGGATTGCAGACTGCTGGCGCGGCTGGTGATGTACTGCTTGCCATGTCGCCTGTATTACCGCCTGCCGCTGCTGTTGGCACGGCGTTAAAAGCCCCCAGGGCCGCAAAGGTTGGCAGGGCAGTAGATGCCGCACAAGCAGACCCTAATCAGGCCGCTGGTGCTGCTATGGACGCTGCACAGGCGAGGTATTTCGAAACAGGGAATTTTGAGCCACCAACGGCTGAAAACCCCGTGTCTATTGTGCCGCCCAAGTCTGATGAGCCAGGCATCATAGCCTTTCACGGTTCTGGCGCAGATTTTGATGAGTTTCGCCTAGAGATGATTGGCACTGGCGAGGGCGCACAGGCATACGGCTATGGACTGTATTTCACTGATAGCGAGGATATAGCTAAGTTTTATCGCAACAGTGTTGGCGGCGCTAATGTTCTCAAAACAGCGCAAAACATAAAAATCAAAGCCCCTAGCGGGGGAACAGAGACTGCTGCCAACTTTACTGGATTCCGCAACAAGTTTGCTAAATTTTATGGAGAAGATGCGGCCCTTTTTGCAGACCGTTATTTAGGGCAATTTAGCATAGACCCTGACGCGCCTAAAGATGTTCTGATTGAAAGGGCAAAGGTTTTGATGGCTGATATCAAAGAAGCTGACAAAATTCCAAAGAACGCAGAAGAAATAGTTTCTAAGATAACGCTGCCAGAGCGTGGCAAAATGTATAAAGTCGGCCTTGCTCCCAAGCCTGACGAATTGCTGGATTATGACAAATCATTGCGACAACAGCCTAAATTTGCAGAAGCGTTAAAGCCTTTGTATGAGGAATATGGAGTTGCTGAAACGGCTGATATAGGCACGTTATTTGAAACCATCAAAAATCAACGCGGCATTTCTGCTGAGAGTTTGAGCGACCGACTATCTAAAGCAGGCATTCCCGGCATTAAATACCGTGCCGCTGGCTCCAGAAGTGCAGCTACGGCTGATGAAGCGGCAGAGCGCAACTATGTCATCTTTGACGATAAAGCGGTGAAGATACTAGAGAAATACGGCATTGTCGGGCCTGTAGCTGTAGCAGCAGTCGCTGGGACACAGCGGGGAGACAATGACAATGAAGGGTCTATATTTGCTGACGCAGGCGGCATTTAATGGCCCAAAAAACCATAAAACTTGAGTACACGCCGCAGCCAAAGCAGGCGTTGCTGCATAAATGCAAGGCAAAACAGGTTTTGTTCGGTGGTGCGGCTGGCGGTGGTAAAAGCCATGCTGGACGCTGGGACATTATTGGGTTCTGCCTTGAAAACCCTGGCTTGCAAGCGTTTATCTTCAGACGCAGCCTGCCAGAACTAGATGCAAACCACATACAGCCCTTGAAGCGTGAATTACCGCAAGAGTTAGGCAGTTTTAACGAGACGCGTAAACGGTATGAGTTTTTCAATGGCAGTTCTATACAGTTTCAGTATCTCGAAAGGGACTCAGACTGTGACCGCATCCAAGGGACAGAAATACACATTGCCCTGGTGGATGAGGCTGGGCAGCTTACGCCGTATCAGTTGGGCTATATCAAATCGCGTATGAGACTAGGCGGTTTTGAGCCAAAACAAAAAGAATTTCTGCCGCGCTTGGTTATGACAGCCAATCCAGGCGGTCAGAGCCATAATTTTCTGAAAGCGTTGTATATCGACCCTGCACCAGCAGAAAGTTACTTCTACGACCACACCATGCGTGACCCCAACAACGAAAAGGACAGGGGTTGGCTCACCATGTATATCCCTGCAAAAATGCAGGATAACAAATATATCGACCCTTCATACGCCTCAAGTTTCAGTGCGCTGCCTGAAGAACTGGGCAGGGCTTTGCGCGAGGGTGATTGGGATTTAGTTGTAGGCTCG